AGTTTTACCAGTACCGGCACACCCATAGGCAACTAAATGTTTCTGTTCAGCATAAGAATTGAAAAGTTTCTTTTGATTCTCCGTAAGTGGGTCAATATCTACCAGATATTCACCACTTAAAGGTTTTTTACGCTTTGCTTGACGAGTTGTAAGACCAACATCATTTTGTTGCTCTGCTCTTTTTCTTCTTGCCATAAGTGTTTAGAGTTTTTTTACATTTGAACCGGGCATTTTTTGGGCACGACCCAATACATCATTCCACGAAGGGTGCTTGGAGGTTAGTTTATTTCTCCAATCACCAACCTCACCAACATTCATTTGTGTTGGAATGAGTGCTTTGATATGAGGGTTTTCTTTGAGATATGGGTCCTTGTCTGCCATATACATCCATTTCTCAAAGATTTCACCCGTTTCCGTATTCTCAAATCTATAAGTAGGGCACATAAGTTATAATAATTTACAAAAATATTTAGGGGTATATTAATTTATTTTTTTTCTTTCTTCCCATCTTTTTCTATTTGCTTCACCTATTTTTCTTTTATGTTCTTCGCTCATTTTTTTACCTTTATTAGGAGATGTTCTACCTTTTGCCGTTTCTTTTAATTTTTGTTTATGTTCTTCACTTCTATTTTTTGCATATTCGCTCAGTTTTCTTCGATGTTCTTCACTGAAAGGATCCATTTTTTTACCTCTATTCCAAGAACAAGAACTATTTCCCGTATTTGCTTCACTTATTTTTTGTTTATGTTCTTCACTCATTTCTTTTCCATACATAGGATTATTTTTACCAGTCTTTGATGCACTTAATTTTTTTCTAGTTTCTTCACTACAAACTCTATTTTTACTTGCTTTACTTAATTTTTTTCTAGTTTCATCTTTACATTTTCTACCTTTACTAAGTTCTCCAATTTTTTTTCTAGTCTCCTCAGAATGTTTATATCCACACATTCCCTCACCACCATCAGTTCTATTATGAAGAATACCAGTTCCTAAATCTAGTCTACCAAAGACAGCAATCATATACTTCTCGTGCTTGAACGCTTCTTCCTCTGTTATGTTTTGTTTCAGGAAGATTATTCTGGATTTATCTTTAGGAGCATTAACCCCCTTTAATCTTTTTCTATAAACCCTATCACCATTTCCCTTACCGACATAATAAGGAGTTCTATCTTCACGCAAATAAGCATAAGTATAAAATCTGTTAAGATTTACCATAACTGCTCTTTAGTTGACTGCATTAATATTTATAAGGGAGAAGTTTAACCTCTCCCACCTGTAGAGATTGCAGTCAACTTCAGGCATTTTTATTTAGGTTTTGTTTAAGGTGAAAGTTTTGCTTTTCTAAGCCTCTTTTCCTCATAATAACTGAAGATTTCAGGAACCCATTCTTTCATTACAGGAACCATTCCTTCACAGAGAGCCTGAATTTCTACCTGAGCATCCAGTTTAGCACGAAGGTCAAGAAAGTGAAGTGCGGCACGAAGAGAGAATGAAACTACAAAGTTCTGGCGGATATTCTGAGGAAGATAATCACGGAGATGTTCCTCTGCCATACCACGCTGTTCGTAACCCTCAGCATACCTCTCAGATGCTGCCAGACAGAACTTTAACTGCCTTTCGTAGTCTTCCCTAGTCCACTCATACTTGTGCCCTTTACGGTCCAGGTAGAGACCTTCTGGACGCACATAATAAACTTCTTCAGGTTTCAGTTCACCCTTGGCAACTTTAAGTACACGACGACCGGTATAACGCTGCGACTGAACATCAAAACTTACACCAACACGATGAGTTCGTGCCTGTACGATGACATTATGAACGAATCCAACACAGTCCAGAGAAATGGCAGGGTGCTCCAGCGGTCCCCAGTGCCCTCTTTCATTTGCCAGGAGTTGTTCAATCACCCACTTACCACAGTCCTTCTCACTTGGAGGAAACTTAGTATGAATGGGGTCTTCACTATAATCATTCTTACCTCCCTGATAAACCAGAGTTTGAGGAAGTTGTGTCTGACGAAGCATCACAACTTTCATATGTTGGTCAAGTTCAAGAAGGTCTTTTGCTTTAATTGGTTTCATTTTCCAAATCCTTTTGATGTTTTTGCTTCTAGTTCCGCAAGTTCTTCTTTTACAACTCGCAGTTGTGATTTCATTTGCTTAAGTTGTTCATCGGAATATAGGTGGTCCTGCCTAATCAATCTTTCCAACAATTTTACAAGTTTTTTTGCTCTTAAAGACATTAGTTAAAAAACCTCATCATAGTCAACTTCTTCTGGACGAATATCATCATACTTATATTGCTGAGTATCTGGATATACTTCTGCCTTGAGTGCGTCCAAGAGCAGTTCCATATTCCGAATAATTAATTTAAGTTTGTCCTTATCCATTTAGATTAATATTCTGTTTTGATTATACAAAAAAAGAGAGGACTTGTCAATCCTCTCTTTAGAAAAATATCACTTATAAAGCCACTGAATATACATTGATAAAATAATAGTCAAAAGAACTATTCCGGCACTCATTGAGACTATGAGATTTGCCATTATTTTGCTCCGATTAGTTGTGCTAATTGTGCTAAATGACGACGCTGTTCTTTTTGTTTTTGTTCTTTGATAAGTTGTAGGAAGTTGAGTTTTTTCATCACTTCGCCTCCTTTACAAACTTAACCCCACGATAAGTCTCATTATACTGTTGGGGTTGCTGTTGCGCCTGCTGTTGTTGCTGGCGACGAACTTCGGTGTCATAAGAGACACCACGATATACGACTTGTGACATTAGGTTTTCTCCTTAGTTTTTAGGTTAAAGAGCGTTCCTTCAGTCGGCGTTTGCGTTCGCTATTTGCGAATAGCGAATGAACGATCCGTTCCGCGTCGGCTTACTTCCGTCTGGATTATTCCAGATGAACGATACAATATATATTACCACAAAATCAAAAAAGTAGCAACCGATACTAAAAATGTATCAGTACGCTACTGTTTTAAAAACCTTAAGGAGCAAAAATTTTGGGGGAATTTTTTTGCCCGATATGGGAAATCACTTTCTCTTTTTCTTTTCGGGTGCTCTGTATCCCCAAATCTTAGGAGACACTCTTCCATATCCCCAATCAATTTTTGTAACTACATCTGGGCCGAACTTATCATAATACATATCAAAGATTTTAACTCTTGTACCACGACACAAATCCATATAAGAGTTTCCCTTTAATGTATAAGATACGATATATGCATCATTAGGAAAAGAAGGATCTTTAACCTGAGCAAGTGATGCGTTTTCAATCAGAATCTCACACCCATAACGAGGAGGAATATCTTTCTTTTCTTCCGGAGTCCATTCCATAGTAGTTTTCTCCTCGGTGATATTGCTTTCTACATTACGAACTCTACTCACGAACGACCTCCCCACACAATTTCTGGATATGCCTGAGCAACAATTTCTTTTGTAATCTTATATTTAGTTTGAAGTTTCTTATCCTTTACTAGGCATAGAATTTCTGCCTCTAGAGGATGAAGACCCTCCAGTACATTAATAAACATTGTTTCTCTACGAAGAGAACTCAGTCCATCATTTCCACCTCTTACAAAATTATAAAATCTAGTGTACTCTTTACGAATTGAAGAAAATCCTTGGTCTTGAGAACCAAGTGAATTAGAACCCATTTCACTCATTTTACCCACGGCATCTTCTATTTTTTCACTTAGAGTTCCGCTGAATGAATTTTGCTCCCCAACACTTGAGTATGGAACAATTCCTTCTGGAAGAGCAGATATTACGCTCTCATCAAAGTTCCAAATAAAAATTGCTTTGAGTGATGGATCTGCATATTTTTTCAGAATCTCAACTTTTTTAATGTTGGTCCTCTGCTTGGATACAAGATTTAAAATCTCAAATACAAAAGGATTTGCCGGTAAATCTTCGTTTACTGAGGCGGTTGTTTTTGGTTTTGCTTTTGCCTTTGTCGCTGTCATAATTGTTTAATATGTAATTATAATTGTAATGATATTTAGAGTTTATTCTTCATCGTCGTCAAGATCTTCATCTCCATCATCAAAATATCCTGGCTCAAATCTTACAGAAACAATTTCTTCATCAATAAGATCTCCGTCCTTATTATAAAACTCCGGATGATAGGCAATTTGCTTTGGTCCTTCCTGATGAGTCATCATATATTCTCTACTGACCCAACCTAACAATAGACCCATTACAAAAAATAGTACGGTTAAGAATGAACCTATAACTAAACTAGTTGCCAACATTTTTGTTCTCCTGGGAAACTACTCGACTTTCCTTGACTTTATCGAAAATTCAAGATAGATGGTTACTTCTCGTTTGAAAAAGGAAATTATCTTCTCGAATATAAGATGAAAAAGTTTAGGTTGTTTTCTTTTTCCTCCAGTAAGTATAAGTTCTACACCACGATTGGGTGTTATGCTATTATTTATGTCTGGCATTATACAATCTGTTGTTCCTTCAGAAATTTAACAGTATCAGTACATCCGCCAAGTTTTTTATCATCACAAATAACTTGTGGGAATGTAGAACCTTCCCCAAACTCCGCATAGAACTCTTGTTTAGTGAAGTCATCTCCCAAATTATACACCACAAAGTTCTTTCCTGTCAACTCTAGTACCTGTTTGACTTTATAGCAATATGGGCAATCATTCTTAGTATATACGGCAAAGTTCATTTTATTTTCCTCTTTAGTAAGTATATTTAATTTATATTAAAAACCATCTTCGTGCCAAGAACAGACATCCAGATATGATTGAATTGTAAATCCCGGTTTGCAGGTCCAATCAAAATCTATACATTTTCTTGAAAAAGATTTAAAAATTAAAGGAGTTATTCTATCACTAAAATCCTTAGCATATTGCCAATTAATTGCATCATCATAAAGGTATTTCTCAGGTTCAATCAGCATTTTCTTAACACAGTCATCAAATTTAGCACAGTAATGTGCTCCAATATAAGTCTCAGGTCGTGTCAAATAGTTTGAATATTCTGCAAGTTCATATTTTCCAATACGAACTTTATCAATAAGACTATTATACTCCAAAGGAATATCAAACAAGCAATAAAGATCCTTTGTTTCTCCCCAATAAATGTGATCTCTTGGATGAAAAAGTAATGAAGGAAACATTCCTGCAACAAAAATATTATCATTTGTATGATTTTTCATAAAAAATTCATACATACTCATCATACTATTGTAATTATATTTTTGATCGGATCTCATCTTTACAGAAAACTTTGTTTCGCAGAGTTTAATTCCGGCAAAAGATGTTGTAATCTGTAAATTTTTATTGCAAGTTCCCGGAGTTAATGGATATACACTTCTAACATATTTAACTTTTGGTGAGCGATAATGGTCGGGCCTATCATCCCCCCAACAAGAAACGATTATATTATTTACAAAAGGTACTCTTAAATACTCATCAATAATCTCATCAGTGTATTCAGTATATTTACCTTGAAGAATAATGTCTATTTTCTCACTTTCACTGACTTCAA